TTATCTGGGCTAACTATCGACACAACATTCAAACAATAACAAGTAAACTAAAGGAGAAATACGGTGATACTTCGACTGCAGCTTTTTATGGTGATACAGAAAATAAAGTACGCATGGATCTTGTCAAAAATTTTCAGGACAAAGAACATGATCTTACGTACCTTGTGGCGAACCCTAAGACTGGTGGATATGGAATTACTCTTACTGCCTCTCATACTGTTGTGTACTTTTCAAACAATTATGATCTTGAGATAAGATTACAAAGTGAGGATCGTGCCCACAGAATAGGACAGAAGAATAAAGTAACGTATGTTGACTTTGTTTGTAAGGGTACAGTAGATGAAAAGATTTTACTTGCTCTTAAGAACAAGGTTGACATAGCCAGTCAAGTTATGGGTGATGAGCTTAAAGCTTGGATTACTTAGATTTTTTTTTAAGATTTTTATTATGTACTTTTATGTTTCTAACTACAGGACCAGGTCCACCAAAGTCAAACTCATTTATGGGAGCGGCCATTACTGCTCCTGTGCCAGCTTCTTTTTTGTATTTTTTTGCAAGCTTCAAAGCCTTACCAAATCCCCTTAATGCAATACCAACAAGTCCTGCCATTATTATTACTTAGATTTCTTTTTTCTTTTTAACAATTCGCCACCGCCTACAACCATTGCAGCGGTTCCTAACATACCAACAGTTCCGGCTCGTTTATTACTATCTTTAATAACATCCATTCTTGATTTAAATTTTTTTCCTGCTGGACCTTTCGGTTTATTTTTTAAAACACTTTTAAATTTTGTTTTAGTGTCAGTTTTTAATTTAAGAGATTTTTGTTTAGGTTTTTTCTTAGCTATCTTACTAAGAGCCTTACCAAATCCCCTTAAGGCAATACCGACAACGCCCATTAGTTTGGCCTTACGTTATAGCCTAAGCCTTTAGTAGCTGCTCCGCCACCTCTAGCTTTACCTCTTACGATGCCTTTTACAGGACCGCCATCTTTTAAACCTTGTGCTTTTAACTTAGCAGTGGCTTCAGCAAGACCGCCGTCTTTCATAAAACCCATTTTATTTCTAACTTTTTTTGGTAACTTTGGTAATCCTTTATTACCTTTTGGTATTGGTTTTAGTGCCATTACTTAGTCCTTTCTTGTGCAAATTTACTGGCTTTTGCTTTTTTACCAGTCTTTAGCATTTTTTTAAATTTAGCTTGGTCTACAGGGCTCATTCTTCTTTTAAGAAAAGAAGGAACATCAATATCTTTCATAGGAACATCAACTTCTGTAGTAAGATTTTCTATTATAGGATCAAGATCTTTACCTGTTTTGGGCTTGAAACCCTTAATAGTTTTAGGTCCTTTTCTTTCAAAAGGTACACCTTTTTTCTTTTTACCACCTACAAAAGGAAAAACACCCAATACTTTTTTTATGACCTTAGCTTTTGACATGATTAATCCTACCTTTATTCCTTGTAGTTGGCAACAATTGATGCAAGTTCTTCACATCTATTTGGTGTCTGTTTATGCCAACGACTGTCTTTCATCTGGAAAGCAGCACCTTCCCAATCGCCTTCTTTCATGCACCTAAACATGTTTTTAAACTTAGAGACACCATTTTTTCCCAGCTGAAAGCACATGTTTACCAAGACTTCACCTATAACCTGAGGCAGATCGTGTCCAATCTTCTCAGCTACCAGTTCATCAGCTCCCGCTGCTGCTCTGTTTAAATCTATATCGAAGAGTTCTTCTACCTCTTCCATACTAATCTCTACTCCTTCTGCATATCTTTCTCTTTCATGCGGAAGTATAAGGTGGCCTATGGCAATAGTTGCCTTACCTAGTGTGTCTAAATACATAGTCGTACGTACGCCTTCATGATGACGTACCTGTTCTTTTAGTGAATCTGTTATTTCAATCATATGTCGTAACTTTTATTTATAGTTAATATTCCTGCAGGTTTCAACATATTAGCATTCATTAAATTAGGTATGCCGCCTCTGTCTTCAGGCATCGGATCAAAGAATCCATCAATGAAAGGGTTTCTTTGACCTGGTATTGCTGGGTTTGGCATAAAAGGCAGGACTGGTAAAGCTTCCATGGGATTAATTGTAGGAGTTGTAAATAAAAAATCCTGTTCTACATTACCAGGTCCTAACACATTAGTTAAATTTTCTGCAGTGCTATCAAAGTCAGGTTCACTTGAAATAGGCTTATCGCCTCCTGGAACAGGTATTGTCTGAACATTTCGTTCTTTTCTTTTAGTTAACATTCTTTCATCAGGCAACTCAAACTGTTTTGGTCCTCCTGGTGGTCCCTCAGCTAATAGCTTTTCTGCAGGGTCGCCGCCCTGTTTCATATTAATAGGGACTACTCTTACAGATCCTACACCACCATCTAGCTTCATTATAATGTACCTATTCCTCTATTTAACATTTGTGTTTGAAGGGCATCATCTAATGTGCCTAACGCTAATTGATTTCTAACATTAGCCTGCATCGGCACTTGCATATTTGGTTGTAGTGATACATCAGGTCTAGGTGTAGATCCTAAATTAGCATCGAACTGAGGTTGTAATCTATCTTCTATCTGTTCTTTTATTTGTGCCTCTTCACCAGTCAAATATCCACGTGGTCCAAACATTCTGCTCATCATTTCAAACTGTTGATTTCTTGCAGGTTTTGCTTCCACCTGTGATTGCGGTTGTCTCATTAAACTTAATATAGATTGTTCTACTTCATTTACAAAATCCAATTGATCAAGATCAGCCTCTGTAGGCAGTGTCGTATTAGCCCAGTCTAATAAAATTTGTTTGTTTTTTTCTGATACTGTAAATGGTGCAAGACTTTCTTTTGTATCACCAGGTTTGCCAACAACTCTAGCTACACCTGCTCTCTTTGCTACATCTAGTCCTGTATCAGCTAAAACTTCTGAGAAAGATTTTAAAACTTTTGGATCTGTTAAAATGCTAGAACCATATCTTAAAAGTAAAGGCACCATCAATACAGGTAAGCCAAAACCTGCTGCTGTGGCTCCTGCTTGTACACCACCAAATAATAATAAACTTTTGAATCCACCTAATGTTACACGTCTTTGCACAAAAGAGGATGGGTCTGTGACTGTAAAACTACCTGACTTTTCTGCTATATCTAAGAATCTTTCTATATCTTTTATCTTTGTGCCTGTGCCTTCAAGAGCAACTTCTAATGCAGCTCTGCCGTCAACATCATTGAGACCTAAATTATCTGCAAACTTTTTTGCGTCAAAATCTACAGTCCTAAATCTGTATACATCTGCATTATTTTTGTAACCTTGTTTATAAACTTGTTCTGGGTCTAGCTTTGCTAAGTTTTTATAATCGTCAAATGTTTTAGCTACAGGTAATCCAGTAAAGGAATCTTTTAAAGCTTGATCATATATTTTTCTAATAAGTTGTTTTTTACCTGCATTTGGTGCCATAGATATGACCGTCTGTTCTACTTCTATTTGTTTACCAAAGTTAGGATTAGGACTACCGTCTGGTAGGTTGGCATTGTTATCTAATTCCTTAACCATAACTTTTACTGGTACACCCTCTTTCATTCCTGCTTTTCTCCATGCTTTTAAATTTGCATTAGGTGTTTTTGATAACCTCATTAAAGCAGCCATTAAGTCAGCATCATTCTTTGCCATCGGTAGTAGAGAATCTAACATTTGTTTTGGTGATAATACTCCTTCACTAATACTTTGTGGACCTGGTGAAAAAATTTGTGCATTCACTAACTTATATTGATTTGCCACAGGTCCTTTGTACTTAGGCATCACTCCAGATAAATATGCATTTGCTCTTGTTAATTTTTCCATGGCAGTATCGAATATGACTTTATCGACACCATCTATATTAACTAATTTATTACCGTCTTGCTCTAGGGCTAGTCTTAATTGTGATATTCTAGCTCCTTCTTCTACAGGCACTTGACCCTTACCCTCTACTTTAAAGTTAGCTTGAAAGTCAGATAATAATTTTTGTAAAGTTCTGTACTGTTGAATTGTAACTCCGTCTGGATCTAACTTACTTAATGTTTGATAAAATTCTGTAAAAGCTTTCATTGAACCATCACCAGGAAATCTAAAACCAAACCCTTGTGTGCCTGGCTTTGCAGAAATTAAAACATCTTGAAACTCATCAGCTAATCTTTTTACTGTATCTAATTTTATTACTCTTTTACCATCTAATTTCTCTGCGTATTTACCAAAGGATTTATACAAAGCATCAGAAACAAGCATAGTGTCCTTGTATTCCGCTCTTGCTAATTGCATCATATCACCACCAAGAGATGCCATTGTTTGTAGTGGTGCAAAATTATCTAAAGCGGTGTTAAAATATTGTCTGATACCTTCTTGTGTGCCTTCACCTGCACGTCTAAATGGTGTACCAACATATGGAAACACACCTAAAACTTTTGAGTAACCTTTCCAAAAGGCACTGTTAGTTGCTTGTATGATACCAAGCGGCATACCGTAAGTCTCTGCGACCTCTAACATCTTTTTATACTCTGGATTTTTATTATCTAATCCAAACAATATTCTACCTACAGCAGGTTTAAAATTTTTGATCACTGGTCCGAGGCTCATAGCTCCTCCACTAAATGCCAAGTTCAAATAGGCATCTTTTAAAAACTTTGCATTTTGTAACTCTTGATCCTCTAAAGGTAAGTCATTGAGATGTCTTAATAATTGATTTGTTAATTCATAAATTTGTCCACCAGCAGTCGCTCCTAATGCATCTGCTCCTAAAATACTTGCTGCTGCTGCACCTGAACCCATAGTCGGTGCTGTTAAAAGTCCTGCACCTGCCATAAATCCAAGGGATCCTATAATCTCAGCGGAGGGCTTGGATACGAGTTGATCAGGTATAGCTCTATCAAGTAAACCACCTACATAAGGTATTTTATTTATAGCTTCATTGGCTTGTTTAAAATAATAGTTAGCGGGATCTTTTATCAAAGCCATTCTTTGATTTGTGTCTGCAATCTTTTGAGCTAAGACAGAGTAATACTGTTTAGACTCAGTTTGTGGATCGTAAGGTATGTCTGATAGAATATTTGCTTGTTCAACACCTTTTAG